TTTGGTCACGTCCTGGTAGGCCGCAGGGATGGCGGCCACGGTCACCTTGGACAGCACCTTGCCGGCCGTCGGGGTGATATTCTGCGCCGACTTGGTGGGCGTGGCGGTCTTGGTTTCCACCACCAGCTGCACCTTGCCGCTGCCGTTATGATAGCCGGCGGGCACGGTGTAGGCCGTGGTGGAAGTGTCCAGGGTCTTGCTCACGGCCCCGTTGTTCGCCATCGTACCGGCGATCTGCTTGCCGGTGGCGTCCACGATGATCTTGTTGGCCAGCACGTCGCCCGCACCGGCGGTCACGCTGGAAACGTCCTGGTAGTTGTCCGGGATCATCTCCACGGTGACGTCAGACAGACCATAATAGCCGCTGTCCGGGGTGATATTCTGCTGGCTTTTGGTCGGCGTCACGCTCTTGGACTGCAGGCTGTAGTTGCCGCCGCCCGCCACGCCGGAGACCGTGCCGCTGCCGTTGTGGTAGCCCTTGGGGATGGTATAGGTTGCGCCCTCCTGCACCTGGGCAGACACAGCGCCCTGGTTTGCGATGCCGTCCACCGCCGTTGCGCAGGCGTCCAGGGTGGCTGTACTGGCCACCAGGCCCAGGGCCACCAGCTTTGTGCGGATGGTGTTTCTGGCCGTCTGCAGCCGTGCAATTTCTGTTGCGATGCTCATATCGTCATCTCCTTAAATAGTTTGAAGCAATGCGTCGATGTTGCCCACTTCCACATATACAGCGGCGGAAGTGACCGGCAGGGTGTTGTCCGCTTCCACGGCCAGGGCCCGGTTGACGGACAGCACCTTCGTGTCCGGGTCCAGGGTCAAGGTTTCGTCCGTGGTGAAGCTGGTACCGCCGCCGCCTTCCTCCAGCTCCGTGACCCGTTCGTCGATGGTCACCACGGCGGAGCTTGCCGCCTTTGCCGTGGCCGTGGCGCTGGACACCTTGCTTTCCAGCCGCTTGATGGTGCCGGAAACGCCTTTCGTGCTGCTCTCGGTAAAGGTGGCATAGGTATGGCCCAGGGTCACGGTATCGTTGTCCGGTTTCAGCAGATCCAGGGTCTGCTTGTTGCACAGCAGCGTCATCTGCAGCCCGTGGGGCGCCGACGTGGCCGGGATATACATATTCACACCGTAGCTTTCGATGGAGCGATCCAGCAGGTGCAGGTCAATGGCGGTCAGCTCCAGCGTCACGGTCTGATTGACCACGCTGTCCAGATACGCCTGCGCCCGCGCCAGCAGATCCGCCGCGTCCACGGCGGCCTCAAACTCCACCGTTTTGAATACCCAGCCCCGCAGCGCCACCGCCGCCTCGCTGTAGATATAATCCAGGCCGCCGTTGACGTCTGCGATGGTCAGCGGGGGATCTTCCGTGTCGCTGTCCCCGTCATCCACCGCAGGCCCCAGCGGGATGATCGCCGTGGCGATCTGCTGGGCGCTGGTCTTTTTGGCGTAGTTTTTGAGATTGACCCCGAACTCGATCCCCTGGCTGGCCACTTCCGTGAAGTCCGCCAGGTAGTGGATCGTGGGCACCGGGTCCGTCCCATCCTCGCCGTGGGTGATATACAGGTGCCCGCCGATGCCCTCCACCAGCTGGGTGTTGAGCGTATTCAACGCGCTGTCGTACTCTGCCGACACCAGGGTCACGCTGCCCGCCACGGTGCAGCTGCCCACCTTGAACTGCTTAAAGTCGTCCACCTGGCTGTTATGCCAGGCGATAAACTGCCGGAAAGCCGCTTCCGCCGTGCCTGTAAAGGTAAAGGGCCGCACGATGCTGTCCTGCAGGAAGCCCAGCTCACCCTCGCAGGTTAGGGCTTTGTTGTTCCAGTAGTCGGTGCTGTCGTCCAGCACACGGCCCCGGAAAACGATTTTCCCGGACTTATGCACCCGCACCACGGTGCGCAGCTGCACAAACTTGTCATAGTACGGGTGATCCGGGTAAAGGGAAAAGACAAAGGACCCGGCTTTGTCCGTTTCCTTTGTCACCTGTCCCTTGCCGATCTTGAAGTCCTCCAGCGTGCTGTCATAGATCAGCACGTCGTCGGCGTAAATCCTATACATTACAGATCAGCCTCCCGGTAGGTAAATGTCACGGTACCGCTGCCGGACAGGCCCACCAGGTTGACCCCCTGCCGCAGCAGCAGGTCGGTGATCTGATAGCTGCCGGCGGTCAGCACCTCGGTGGTGCCGTTCACGGTCACGCCCACGCTGCCGGTGACAGTCAGCACCGGGCACACGGTCTTGACGCCGTTGTTATGCAGCACCAGGCCCATATCGCCGGAGACTTCCACCCGGCGCTCGGTTTCCTCCATAGCGTACCGCCACGGGTCGCAGACTGCCTCCACGGTAAACTCGATATGCACCGCGTCCTTTTTCCGGCTCTTGATCTTGACCCGGCCCAGGAAGAAGTGCCCGGGGTCGTCCGGCTCCACGATCTGCACCTTTTTGCCGTGCAGCGCCGCCGTGATTTCCCGCAGCACCCGCTCCCGGTCCTGGTAGCTGCCCTCGCTGGACCAAAAGGAGGCGGTAACGGTGCGGTCACCGTACACCACCTCGCCGGTCAGCGCTTCCGACAGGTCCAGGGTGCCGTGGGCACCGTCGATGTCCACATAGTTGGTTTTCGGCTCCGGGTCGGTGGTGTCCTTCCCGGTCAGCGTCAGCCGCCAGTCGTACCAGGTGTTGTACTTGTCAAAGAGAAAATACCGCATGACTTATACCCCCCTTGCACGAAGCAGCTGCCGGTCGCCCAGGCCTGCGTCGATCTTGTCAATGGTTTCGCCCACCAGGGTGCCGGTGTCCAGCACGATCTGCAGCCGGCCCAGCCGCTCATAAAGGCGGTCCAGCTTGTCCAGGATGGCAGCGCCGCCGTTGCCGGTCTCCATATTGGCGGGAGAAGAAAAGGCCGTCCCGCTGCGCAGATTGCGCTCCAGGGCCAGTCCGTTCATCTCGCTTTCAGCCGCACCCAGCACCCCGCCGGTGACCCGGCGCATTGCAGCCATCGGGCTGTCGGCATTGTCCTCCATGCCCTTTGCCAGGCCCTCGTCCAGATAGCCGCCCAGGATGGCGGTCTCTTTGGAGGGGGAATTGATGCCGAAGGCGTCCTTAAAGCCGGAAATGATGCCGGAGCCGAAGCTGGAGATTTTCTCCTTGATCCAGGACGTGGCCCCCTTGATGCCGTTCCAGAGGCCCTCTACCAGGTTTTTGCCGGCCGTGGCCATTTTCGTGGGCAGCGACTTGATGCCGTTCACGACGGCGTCCACCAGGTTTTTGGCGGCGCTCTTGCCCTTGCTCACCAGGTTGGTGCCCCAGGTGGTCACCTTAGAGATCACATTCTGCAGGAAAGTGGCAATTTTACCCGGCAGCTGCTGGAAGAAAGACACCACGGACTGCAGGAACTGGGTGCCCATGCTGCGGGCCTTGCTCACCATGTTGGTGACCCAGGAGACCGTCCGGGTTACCGCATTGGACAGGAAGGTCGCAATGCGTCCCGGCAGCTGGGTAAAGAACGATACCACATTCTGCAGGAACTGGGTGCCCATCTGCCGGGCGTTGGTGACCATGTTCACCACCCAGCGGGCCACGGTGCCCAGGGCATAGCCGATAAAATAGCCGATCCGCTGCGGCAGGTTCTGGAAGAACGACACCACGGCGGAAATGAAGTTAGACCCCATTTCCCGGGCCTTGCTTGCCATATTCGACGCCCAGGTGGTCACCCGGGTGATCGTGTTGGAAAGCCAGGTCTGAATGCGCCCCGGCAGCCCGGAGAAAAAGCCCACCACCGCGTCGATGGCCTGCGATGTCCAGGTCTTGATGTTCTCCCACAGATTGATCCAGAAATTGCGGAAGCCCTCGCAGTTTTTCCACAGGTACATAAAGGCCGCCACCAGGGCCGTGATGCCCAGGATGATAATACCAAAGGGGTTTGCCGCAAAAACTGCGTTGAGCAGCTTCTGCGCTGCCGCCATTGCGTACTGGGCCAGGGTCATGCCCTCGGACGCCGCCTTTGCCGCCAGGGCCGCGATCTTATAGGAAGCCATCGCCGCCGTCACGCCGGCCAGCACCACGCCCACCATGGGCAGGTTGTCCAGCAGGAACTGGATCGCCGGCACAAAGCCGGACAGCAGCTCTGCGCCAAAGGATTTTACTTTGGTCAGCAGCGGCTCCACCTCTGCGCCCACCTGGGCCAGGGAGGCGGTCCATTCCTCGTTGGCCTTGTTGGCTGCGATCACGTCCGCATTGGTTTCCTTGTAGGCGGTGGAAGCGTCGCCGTACAGACCCGCCAGGGTCTCGGTGATCAGCGCCTGCCGCTCCTGCTCGGTGGTGCATTCCGCAAGCTTTTCGTTGAAAGCGTCCTCGCTGACGCCCGCCCAGTTGAGCGCGTCGGCCAGCGGGCCGGTCACCTGTCCCACCTTGGCGGTTTCGTTGGCCGCCTCGGTCAAGCCCTCAATCGGCAAAGAAGCGCCGAAGGTGGCAAAGACGCCCGGCAGGATCTTGCCGGTCCAGGTGGACAGGTCTTTCTCGTTGTCGGTCAGCTTTGCCAGGTGGTTGGCCGCTTCCACGGCCTGGTCCGTTTCGCCCAGGATGCCCTGTAGTTCGCTGTATGCGCCATAGGCAGCACCGGCAGAAAATCCGCTCTGCTGGAATGCGGTGTCCAGCTTGCTCATCTCGGTGCGGTATTCCCGGGTCTCCTCCGCCGCAGCGGTCAGAGCGCCCACGGCACCGGCCACGGCACCCGTGACAGCACCCAGGCCCACGTTGCCGATGGTGTCCAGGGTGTCGCCCAGGCCCTCGCTGGCGTTCTTTGCCGCCCGGGACTTATTCTCCAGTCCGTCCAGAGCGTCGGCCGTTTCCTTGACCGCGCCCTTGTAGCTGTCCAGCTTTTTCTCGGTGGTTACGATCTCACGCTGCAGCTCCCGGACCTGTTCCTCGGAGGCCTCGCCCTTTTCAAACTGCTTTTGGACCTGCTTTTCGGCCTCTTTCAGCTTGTCCAGCTTTTCGCTGGTGTTGGACACCGCTTCCGCCAGGACTTTCTGCTTCTGCGCCAGCAGGTCGGCGTTGCCCGGGTCCATTTTCAGCAGTTTGTTGATCTGCCCCAGTTCCCCGGACAGATCCCGGGACTTTTTGTTGACGTCCTCCAGGGCTTTTCCCAGTTGTGTGGTGTCGCCGCCGATCTCCACGGTCAAGCCCAGGATCTTGCTTTTACTTGCCATTGGTCGCCCCCTCCTTTCTCAATTTCTTACGCAGACTTGCCCGGTCGGGGGCCGTCTGCTCCATCCGCCAGGCGTTGTCCAGGTACTTCTGCCCCTCCTCCGTCTGGTTCATACGATGGATAAATGCGTCCCTGCGCCAAATTAGATATTGCACATAATCAAGCGCCCGGACTTCCAGCAGGCTGATCCCGGCATACTCTGCCACCAGCCGCTGCCACCAGGAACTGGTGGTATATTGATGACCTCCCGCACCGCCCGCGGTGGGGTAGTACGGGATGGTCAGTTTTTTGCGCAATTGATCTCGCCGATATAATCCATGTAGTAGTTGAAGAAGATCAGCAGCGACTCCAGGTTCATGCGATATTTTCCGCGCAGGTCGTCAGCAGTCACCACGATGCCCTCACGGTTGCAGCTCATAAGGCTGGCGGCCAGGTCGTACACGGCACGGATGCCGGCGGCGTCCTTTTTGTCCATGATGGCCTGCAGCTTGGGGCCGGCGGCCTGCAGCTCCTCCACCAGGCCCTCGGTGGGCGAACAGACCCGGATCTCGGTCTGGGCGTCGTCCATCATAACCAGGTCCAGGGTGGGCAGGGTGATGGTGTTAAAATTGAGCTTTGCCATTGTTTTGCTCCTCCTTAAAAAATCAGCGGGGCCATTACAGCCCCGCTGTTTTCAGTCCGCTATCAGACAGAAGCGGCAATTTCCTCGGTCAGCTCCACCAGGGTGCCGGCCTCGTCGTGAGGCATAGCCTTGAACTCCGGCTCCACCACGGTGCCCTCGTCGGTGGCGAAGGTCAGAGTAGCGCCGGCGGTGTTGCGGCCCTTGATCATGATCCACAGGTTGCCGTCCACCTTGTCCTCATGCTTGAAGCAGATGGCGTAATAGCCGCCCTGGGCGTTGCCTGCGCCGCCGATCTTGGTCACGCGCTTGCCGCCGTTCTCGGTGACACCGCAGCGGTCGATCAGCTTCTGCAGAACGGTGCCGTTCCAGGTCAGCAGGCCGCACTTGAGGATGGCTTCCTCGGAGGTGGTGATGATCTTGGAAACGAAGCCCAGGTCGTCCTTTTCCTCGTAGGTCTCCTCGGTGTACTCCAGGGCAGCGCCGCCCTTGATGTAGCCCAGCAGATTCTCCTCCACGCACAGATCGTCCACGCTGGGCATGGCGTCAGCGTATGCCTGCAGGTAGATCTTGCCGGAGCCCAGGGTGATGGTGCTCTTGTCTCTCTTGGCCATAGTTTAGGCCCTCCTTTTCTCAATGTAGGTATATTCGTAGATGACCTGGTACCGCTTGATATTATCCAGCCAGTACCGGGCCTGCTTTTCATAGTGAAGCCCCCGGGCGTCCAGCTCCGCCTCAAAGGCGGCCTCCGCTTCCGGGTCGGGTACGGTTTCGTACAGCTCCACCATGCAGCCGTGGGTAAAAATGCGGTTGATACCGTCCGGGCCGTCCGCCGTCACATCGTCGAAGTACACCGCATAGGTGCCCGCCGGCGGGTTCGGGTATCGTGCCGGCTTGTGAAGGACGCCGGCGGCCTGCAGCATTTCCGTTGTCATTTCGTCAGCGCCTCCTTGACTTCTTTCTCATAAGAGGGCAGCACCTGGTCCAGGGCATTCCGCAAAAACGGGTTGGGCTTTGTTCGTCCGCCGCTCCGTGTGGCGTGGCCGTGTACCAGCAGATGGGTGACCCGGTGATCCGGCGTTTTTACATACCAGACGTACTTCTTGTCACCCAGGCCCTTGCTGATCTCTTTGGAAGTGATGTTTTTCTTGTAGGTGCCGGTCAGCACCGGGGCCGTGGCTTTGGTCTTTTTCACCAGGGCCTTGACCGCAGTCTGTCCGGCGGCGTTTACCCGCTCCATAATGTCTTTATGGTACAGGGTCAGCTCCTCGGCCAGGGCGGCGGACAGGTCTTTCGGCTTGATTGCCTTGCTCACAGCATCGCCTCCTCGGCGGATGCCCGCACCACCACGATCTCCAGGGCCTGCCCGGTGCGGTAGGTGCGAAGCACCTTGTACCGGGTGCCGTTATGGTCCAGCAGGGTTTCGCCGTTGTAGTCCAGGTGGTCCGCCAGCACAAACTTGCCCTCCGGGTGGATGTCCTGGGCGTTGGCCTGGTAGAACTCGGTCTGCCCGATGCTGCGCAGCCCGGCGAAAACCTCCCGCCGCCCGGTCACCTCATCGGCCCCCGGTGCCCGCTCCAGCAGGGTAATGACCTCATTCATCGGTGTCAGCCTCCCGTCCGTAGCCCTCCGCCATCATTAGGCAGGCTTTCAGCGCGTCATAGCGGCGCAGGTATTCGGCACCCTTTGCCGGGTCGTCGGTGTAGACCGACCGGCAGAACAGCTTCACCGCGTTAAAGATCAGCGGGTCGTCCTGGGCGGCATACTTCACGCCGCAGACCCGCAGATCGGCCAGGCAGGCGTCGATGTCCGCCCGGATGTCCGCGTCCAGCGCCCCGTGACTGATCCGAAGGGCCGTTTTAATTTTATTGAGCATATAAGCCCTCCTTCCTGGTATAGGGCGGGGCAGTTACGCCCCGCCCGGTGGTCACTTTAGGAAGCGGCCTGGGTGTAGCGGACAACACCCTTACCGGTAGGCTTGCCGTCAGCCAGAGCCATGGCACGGTAGACGGTGGAGCCGGTGCGGAATGCGACGGACTCGTCACGGTCGACGGTAGGAGCCTTGGCGAAGTTGAACTTGTAGCCTTCCTTCAGGTCACCGAAGTAGATATCGGTGCCGGCGCCGTCCTCGATAATGACGGGGAAGCCCAGGATGTTGAACTTTGCGGGAGCCTGTGCGTCAGCCACGACGATGGGATGCTTGGCGGTGTCCTGAATGTTCAGCACGTTGCCAAAGAAGGTGGCGCGGCTCATCACGAAGCTTGCGCCACCAGCATACTCGGTGGGCAGAGCAGCAATGATAGCCATAACATCGCTGTAGGTGATGCCGGCCTTGGTGTAGGTGCCGGTAGCGGTCAGGCTGGACAGGCCGGTAGCCTGACCGGAGCCGGTGCCGGTCATGATGCCAGCTGCGACAGCACGCTGGATTTTGTTGGCCAGACGGTTGACCAGCCAGGTCTCGAAGGCGTCGACGGCCATGGCAGCCACGTCTGCGGTGATCTCCACAGTCTTGATGAGCTTGTAGGCGCCCAGAGTCACAGCGGTGATGGTGTCGGCGCTGTCAGTGGCAGCGGTGCCCATAGCGACCCATGCGGCGGCGGCCACGTTACCCTCGACGGGGTAGGAAATGTTTCCGGGGATGTAGGTCACATCAACAGCGTTGATGATGGGAGCCAGCTCCAGCTTGTGGATAATTTCGTTCATGGTCTGGGTGGGGATGGCAGCGGAAGCAGTAACAGCGGCGCGCTGCTCGGCGTTCAGCTCCTTGCCCTGCAGGCCCATCAGAAAGGCCTCGCGGTACTCGGCGGTGTCGATAGCGAAAGTGCGGTTTTCCATAGTGTTTTCCTCCTCATTCTTTTCGATGATGTTGCCGGTCACAACGCCGGCGGCGATGTTGGCGCGCAGGGCCTGTCTGGTCTGCACGTCGTTCTGGATCTGCTGGCGCTCGGCCTGCAGGGTTTCCACCTCGGCTTCCAGGGCGGAAAGAGCCTCGCCGGAAGCGGCGTCCACTTCCTGGGCAATGGCAGCCAGGCGGGTGTTGATTTCGTCAATTCTCATTGCAAAAACCTCCTTAAAGATTGATTTTCAGACGCAGGCGTCTGCGTCTTTCGTCAAGCGCTGCCTCACTCCGGGCTGCCAGGTCGATCACTCCGTCGGCCCAGCTGCGCGCATTGATTTCCGTATTCTGATTTGCGGGGATAGAGACTGCCGACACGTCAAAGATTTTCTTGACGCTCTTGTGCACCAGGGTGCGGCTGTCGAAGTCGTAGTAGTTGTCGCCCAGGATAAAGCCCCAGGACATTTTGGTGATCATCCCCGCGCTGATCTCCTCATACAGCCGTCTGGCGGCCTCGGTGCGCCCCAGGTCTGCCGCCACAAAGAGGCCCTTTTCGTCGGCCTCCACGATCAGCGACCCGTTGCTCTGCCGGGCCATGACGGTGCCCTGGTGGTTGAGCTGGAAGATGATATCCGACATATCGCAATCCCGGAAGCATCCAGGCTCAAACCGTTCGTGGATCGGGCCGTTTTCATCCTCAAACAGGACATACGGTTCATAGCGGGCGGCGTAGCCCTCCACATAGAAGTTGCTGTCGATCCGCTTTACCTCCGGGGCCGGCAGGAACACCTGCAGCGACCGGATCTGCCGCTCGTCTTTCAGCTTGTGCTTGTCATTCGGTGTCATTTTCTTCTTTCTCCTTTTCCTCCTGGGGCGGCTGTTCTGCCTTTTCCGCCTTTGCGGCGGCCAGCTCTGCCTGCAGCGTCGCCACCTGGTCCAGCTGGCTCACTTCCGTGTATTCCTTGCGGATGTACCGCTTGTCACCGTCCGGCACATGGGGCAGATTCCAGATGTCCATTACGTCGTTGGTGGACAGGATGCCCCGGTCGAACATTTGGGAGCTGACCTGCAGTTTGTCGGTGTTGGTCATGTACTGCAGCCGGTTGGCGCTCCACACGATGGCGTTGCCCCGCTTCCGCTGCTGTTCGCTGTAGGACATACAGGTCATAGCCTGGGACAGCTGCAGCGCGAAAGGCTCGATCTTGCCCTCATAGAAAGCGCTCCATTCGTCGCCCACGGTCTTGTTCTGCAGCACGTCCTCGTTGCAGCCGAAGTAATTGAGCACCCGGGTCTGGATCAGCGCCATCTGCTCCGGGTCCACGATCTTGGCGTCCGACTTGATCTGCTGCACGTTGGCGTAGGTGTTGGGGAACAGAGCCAGGCCGCCGCTGTCGGCGCCCAGGTTTTCCGCCACCCAGTTCTTGCGCTCGGTGGCCAGGTCTTTGCCCTTTGTGAAGTTGTTCACCGTGGCCATAAAGCGGAAGCTGGCGCTGTTCTTGATGCCCTCCGCAATGCCCTGGTTTTGGGTGTGGAGCAGCTGCAGGGTGGGCAGCAGGGCGGCGTTGTTTTCGCCCTGGATGTCGCTGTGGTACAGGTACTTGCTCACCACACCGCAGCGGGACAGCTCAATGGCCGCCTGCTTGCCGTTGTAGAACTTGAAGCGCAGCCACGGCTCCCCCTGCACCTCCACGATCTCGGTCTGCTGGGCATTCACCGGGTAAAAGCCGCACAGCCGGTCGAACTCATCCAGCACCGGCGCAATAAAGCAGGTATTCTTGGCGTCGTAGATCGTCGCCACCTTGTACACAAACTGCGCCGAAGTCATGAACGGGTTGGGCCTGCCGTCCAGCAGGGCCTGCAGCTTCTGTCCGTCCGGGCCGGCCACCTTGGGCTGCAGCTTGCTGGCGTGGGTGGCAAAAGCATGGATACAGGACCGGGTCAGCTCCATCTCATAGACGCCGCCGTCGTAGCTGCTGAAAATCGGCGTGTAGCCGTCCAGCATCTTGAAGTAGCCCTCCACCTGCTTTTCCGCCCTGGGCCGTTTGAACAGCTTGTCAAAAGCGCCCATCTGTTTCTTCCTCCTATCCTTCATTCCGTAATTGCTCCCCGATCTGGTCATACCATTTCTGGCGTACCGTCAAGGCGTCGATGACGGCCACAAAGCCGTCAATATGCGTCCGCGGGTCGATCTTGACCGGGCGGATTTTTCTTGTTTCCTCATTCTGCTTCATGCCCACATTGAGAAAATGGGCTTTCAGCACATTGTTGTCCCCCAGCCGCAGGGTGCCGTCCCGCAGCAGCCCGTCCATTTCATGGATCACCGGCGTCAGGTTCTCGCCTTGGAAAACATCGTCCATGTGAAAGCCGTACTGCTCCATCTGCTGCACCAGGTACTGGGCAGAATATCGGTCATATCCCACCTGCAGCGGCAGGATTTCGTATTCCTCCACCAGCATCTGAAACCAGTTGAAACAGTCGTTATAATCCACAAAGTTCTCCCCGCTGGGCTGGATCAGCCCGGCGGACACATACAGCCGGTAGGGCACGCCCTCCCGCTCCTGCAGCTCCTCGATCTTGTTGGCCGGCATAAAGAACTTTGCAAAGGTGTACAGCTTCCCGGCCTTTTCGATGACCACGCAGCAGGCCGTCAAGTCGGTGGTCTGCGACAGGTCGATGCCGCCCACGCAGTAGCTGCTGCGGAAGCCCTCCAGGCTGTACTGCTCCCCGGAGACCGCGTCCACCACGTCAAAGGGGATCCAGGCCTGGGTGCTGCTCTGCTTGACGTTGCAGTATTTGGTCATAAACTCCGCCCGCTTGGACAAACTGTTCCGGGCGATGGCGATCTCCTCCAGGAAGAAGTCCGCCGACACGGAAACGCCCATGTTCGGGTTGGCCTTTTTCAGCTCCTCGATGTCGTCCCATTTCTTTGGGTCGTCGATGATGTACAGGATCGGCAGCAGACGCCGCTCCTCGCTGTTGCCCAGCAGCACCGCCGTGGACCGTTTCATCAGCTCGTCATACGGGCCGTCGTTGACATAGCCCGCCGTGGAGATGGACAGGATCAGCGGCTGCTTTCGGGCACCCAGGGCGGATTTCATGACTTCGTACTGCTTCAAGCCCTGCTCCGCCGGCCAGCTTGCGATCTCGTCGCAGACCGTCAGGTGCGGGTTGAAGCCGTCCGACTTTTTGGCGTTAAAGGCCAGGGGCCGCACGCTGGTGTTGGTGGTTTCCAGGTACACGTCGCTGCGCCGTTTTGCCGCCAGGTCGTCCAGTTCCGGCTCCTGGTGGATCATCTTGTAGAAGTTGTCATACACAATAGCCGCCTGCTCCAGCTTGGGGGCCAGGCAGTAGACCTTTGCGCCGTACTCTCCATCCAGGTACACCATGTAGGCGATGATGGCGGAAGCAAACAGGCTCTTGCCGTTCTTCCGGCCCATGACCATAAAGACCTCGCGGAAGATCCGCAGGCCCTCATCGTCCACCACGCCGAAGATCACGGACACCGTGGCCTTTTGCCACAGTTCCAGCGTTATATAATCGTTACGGCCCTCCACATGACGGCAGAAGGTCTCGATAAAAGAGATCGCCCGGTTGGCCTTGCGGTCGTCAAAATAAAAAAGACCATCGCGCAGCCCGGCGGTGATCTTTTCGTATAGCAGCTTGATCCATTTCCCGGCCACGATGTCGCCGGTCTGTATGCGGTGGTAGTATTCCTGGATATGGTTTGCAAAAGGTGTCATTCACCCATCATTGCCGCCAGGCGGCTCTCCTTCTGCGCCGGAGGTACCAGCTCCAGCAGCTGCTTGACGATGGCGTTTAGGTTTTTTGTGAGGCTGATATGCACGTCGGCAGCAGCGGCCTTTTTCAGCCCGGACTGATTTTCGCCGTTCTGGTAGTATTCCACCCAGCCGGTCTCATTCAGCAGCTCCTCCAGCTCCTCCAGGCTGACGGTGATAAAAGCCGCCCGGTCGATCAGCGCCCTGCAGGTCTTCAGCTTGTTCGGCTCCAGGTCCTTAAAGATCCCCTCCAGCCGCTTCCGCTCCCGCTTGACCCTGGTCTCCTTGCTTACGGTCCGCTTTGTTCCGCTTTCAGTCGCTTTTGTTCCTCTTTCGGCCATATCCCCACCCCCTTCTAAAACTTTTCAGAATATTTTTGAGGCCCACGGCTCGGTCTCCCATAGCCTTTGCAATTCCGCCGGATGGGGGGGGGCCTGCCCCTCACAGCGTCGCACGCATTTCGTGCTTCTTGCCGTTCAAATAGATCACAGGAGACTGCTTGCTTGCCGGCTTAAAGCCTGCCTTGTCACCATATCCTCCATAGTTGAGCATGGCCGCAGTATTCACGAACAGCTTATCCACCATATCCACAGATGAGTTGGCCATACTTACACGGAAGTATGCCTCCTTGAATACCAGCGGCAGGTGCGTGTGTGCATGGATATAAATATCAGCGTCCACGATAGAGGCCAGGTCTGCCAGCCTGTTCACCTTGCCGCCCTCTCTGCGTCCACCGCCGGAGCCGTGGGTCACATAGGCCGTGTAGCATACCGGCCTGCCGTGCCTGCCTCCATCCTTGTGTTTGCCGAAGCGGATAAACAGCAGGGCCGTGGTGGAAGAATACCGCCCCGCAATGCCCAGCTGATTGCACATGATCTGCGTAATGTCCAGGCCGTCGGTTTTGTAAATCCTGTTTTCATGGTTTCCCGGCAGCACGGCCAGGATCTTGTCCTTGATAGGCCCGAAGATCTTAACGCATTGCTCCAGCTGCTCCATCGGCTGCAGCTGTGCGGAGTATGTGTCCCCGATACTGGAAGCGATGGCCGTGTCCATAAGGTCGCCGTCCAGGATAACATACGCATTCGGCGTCTCTTTGATATAGTTGATCCGCTCCATGATGAGCTTGAAGTCGCTGCAGGCGTCCCCGATGTGCAGGTCTGCCAAAGTGTGCAGCTCTATGCTTTCCGAAAACGGAAGGTCGCACCGTATTGCTTTCATTTGTCCTCCCGTCAATAGTTGGTATTTCTCAAAATCTCGCCGTTTGGCCCATACAGGCACCGGCCCGGCGTAGCCGTCCGCGGGTCCCGCTCTTTGTTGTGGCAGGTCTGGCACTCATACATAAAATTGTCCGGGTTTAAGCTGATCTCCGGGTCGTTGCAGTTGACGTCGTCCAGCCATATCTTGTGGTGCACGATCTTCCCCGGCTCGATGCCGCATACCTCGCAGATCCCGCCGTCCACAGACATCCGAAAATCTATAAAAGCCCGGCGTGCTTTCTTCCACGCAGGGCTTTTATAAAATTGCTTTTGGTTCACGGGTTAATACAGGATGGCCGGCAGGACGGTATTGTTTTTTTCGACGATCAGGGCATTTTCCAAATATACCACCTGCGAAAAGCCGGAAAAAACGGTGTTCATAATATACTCCTGGCCGGAATAGCTGGCGGTCGCAAAGTTTTTAAGGGTCTTATTATTGACCGTACAGCCGTCGATCACCACCACGCAGCCTTTGTGCCGGGAAACAAAGGCGCTGGCGGCACCCGTCAAAACAGTATTGAATACACAATTCTTAAAACGCAGCACAACGGCAACATCGGCAGTAATATCAAACGCACTTGTGTTTCCGATGCCGTTAAAAGTACACGCCCTTGCTGTCAGCGAAGATCCTGTCCCCGCTCCAAATACGATGCCGTCAGAACGAATTACGCAGCCGTCCATCTCCACATTAAAGCCGTTGGTGTCCAGCAGTTTCGTGTTGACATTTATATCGCAGTTTTTGAGTTTCAAAGTGCCGGTGCCCGTAATATATATGCAGTTGGTTGCGACCGTGGAATAACAGACATTGTCCGTAAAATACACTTCACCGCCAACCACGGACAGGAGCAGCTTGAAATCAACAAAGCGATTGTTGAATACATAGATATTCGCCGGAGCTTTGGCCCCGGTGTAAGCAGAGCCGGCGTTAATCACCTGGCCCATTCCGCCCTTAAATGTGTTTGCGAAAACATAGAAGTGCTCGCAGGCAGACGAAATATAAATGTGGTGGCACAGTTTCGTGCTATTGCCGTAGGCGCTCATTTCGCAGCTTTCAATCCGGCAGCCCGTCAGGCCTCCCGTGTAAATCGGCATACACACCGACTCGTCAAATCTGCATCCTACGATATATACGCTTTTGTTGATTGCCGTCGTGACATCATCAAGGTTCTCGTCAATCTTTACGCCGGTCGTAAGATTGGCAAACTCACAGTTGCGCACGATCAGATTTTTAACATACTGAAAATGCAAGGCGTCGATATTGGACAGACGATCCGTCCCGTTGATGGTCGTGTTCGCAGATGCCTGGTCGTGCGTGCTGGTGAAGCGGACGCCCTCGATGTTGATATTTTCCAAATCAACGCCGTGCAAAGTGTTCTCCACGCCTGCGGACGAAGCTCTGGAAAGGGCAGCGCCTTTGCCGATAATAGAAAGGTTCGACCGAAGGGCCAGCGCGGCGGTGGTGTAGTAATTTTTGTCGGCCAGATATACCGTTGGGCACCCGCTGTCAATCGCCGCCTGCAGCGCGCCCGTGTCATCCGTCACGCCGTCGCCCTTTGCGCCGAACATTTCCGGCGTCACATAGCCCAGCGTGCCCACCACCATCTTGTCCACAGTCAGAGAATGGTCCTGCACCGTGGTGGTCGCCTCCGGGTGATCGCCCAGCCAGTCGGTCACATAAGCCTGCACCTGCTCGGCGTTCTTATTGACCCAGGTCTCATTGATCTGGTTGATCATGTTCTCCAGCCGCTTGAAGCTGTACAGCTCAAAGTCATCCTCCGCCAGCTGATAGTCAGCAGGTCTCTGCCGGGGAATGACCGGGATCTCCACCAGCTCCACCACCTTGAACTCGTCGCCCTCATAAATGCCGATGTGGGCATAAATGCGCAGCGGGTCCTGCAGCAGACTGTTGGGGATCGGCACGCTCACGATATGGTTGACCATCTCGGCCTGGGCCACGATAGCCCCGCCCAGGTTTGCGTTGGAAAAATGCACCTCGGGCTTGGCCGTCAGATTGAGGCCCGTAACCGTCAGCGTCCTGTTGCGGTCCCATTGGTACAGGCTGTCCGTCACGTACTTGCTGTACGCGGAAAAATTAGCTTTAATCATGTATTTCCTCCTTCTCTCCCGCCCGTCGGCAGGAGGTGTTCCCACCCTAATCCCACCTCGCCAGCGTTTCCTATGCCGGCGCAAAAGCAAAAGGACCGGGCATTCCGCCCAGTCCTTTGCATCTTATAGTATAGCAGGATAGTATTCGGCAAATCGACGAAATTTCCGGAAAACTTTCGCCGTTTTCAAGCTTTTTTTACGCTCACCCAATGCCGGCCGGCCGATGTCAGATGCGGCTTGTCCACCACAGACGCAATCGCGCGGTGAGATCGTCCATAATGTGCCGCAGCATCTTGGATTGTGTCAAAGATCAGCCCGTCCTCCACGGCCAGCACCCGCTTTCGGTTTGCGCTGTATTTTCCACCCAAAGAGGAATTGTACCCATTCTCGACAGAGTCATACTGGGCGATCCAGTACACTTCCTTTGCGTTGGCCTCCTCTTTATCGGCTGCCACGTCGATCTGCTCAACGGTGAAGTTTTCCCGGCCGCATGCGTGGATGGCTCTCTGCAGCTTCCCGCGGCCCTCTTTCCACCAGCAGACGGAGTCGGCACAATGCCGTTTCCACCGTTCCTCCAGGCTGTTCTTTGTCTGCCCGATATAAACCTTTCCGTTTATACGGTTGGTCACCTTGTAAATGATCACACGATCACCTCCCCACATAATGCGTTAAACTCCGCCTTTCGGCTCTCCAAAGGCAGCCGCTCCGGGTGCCGGTTGGCCCCCATACTGCACAGTTTCTGTGCGATGCTCTGCAGGCACAGGCCGGTAAAGTCGGCCAGCTCCCTGTATGTATAGCCCTCCATGTACCGGGCGGCGATCCAGTCCCATTGCTTGGCGGTATACACACTAATGCGGCCCACTTGTCAGCCCTCCTCCGGCGGCTCCGGCAGCCGCGCCCAATGAGTAACGCCCTCCATGACCGCACCGACCTGCGCGCCGCGCCAGTCCCCCTTCAGCGAGTCCCAGCGCAAAACCTGTATTTTGCTATAATAATGTTTACCCTGGTATGTGATATAGAAGCCTCCACGCTCCGGCAGCGCATCTTTTACGCTGATCCACTCCAGGCAATTCTCCACGATGAAGCGGTCAGCAGGCGGACAGGCAAAGCGCCCGCATTCGTCCATGAGAATGAGGTTTCCGTCCTCCCCGATAGCAAAGCCCTCCATATCGCAGTAACACAAGCCTTCTGCCCATTCCTCCGTGAGCGCAACCTTCTCCAGGTCGGGATATTTCTCCGTGTTCGGGTCGATAACTTTAAACACTTGTCAGCACCTCCATTTACTGTTGAGCCAGGCCACCTTGCAGTCCCGGCAGTTTTCAAACTGCTCGCACCACATAGCCATCGCCTCCGGCGTGCAGGGCTTGAGGAAGTCCACGATCTCCTCCGCCGTCCGCTCCGGGGCCTTGATCCAGTCCAGGTTGGTCACCGGCACCCGGATCACCCCGGTGTCATCGCACCGGCTGCACCCCATCCCCCCGCACACCGGGCAGGGGATCTTCTTTTTTATTTCAGCCATTCTCTGCCTCCATTCTCTGCTCCAGCCGCCGCAGCTTCTGGTCCACGACTTTTTCCACTCTGGCACCGTTCTGGAGGATCGCCGCCAGCTGCCACAGCATGATCTGCACGTCGGCCATCTCCTCGGTGATCTCCTGCGCCCGGTTTTCGCCCCGGTTGTAGTGCTTCACCAGCTCCTTGGTCAGCTCCGCCATCTCCTCAATGGCCACCGCCGCCTGGTGCATGGGGCCGTAATGCAGCACGGCCCGCTCCAGCACCTTTGCCTGTTCTTTTGGTGTCATACTTTACTCCTTTACAGCTTTACGGCTTCAATTTTCAGCACGTTCTTAACGGATGCGACCGTACCGGTCTGTCCGTGCTGGGCGACAAACGACTGAAACTCAGCCCTCGTCATTTTTCCCAAAAAGTCCTCCATGCGGTCCGGCTGGTTATGCGTTGTTTCTTCCAGGACAACACCGTCGGGATAGTAAAACTTCACACGATACTGCGCCATTTTATACTCCTTTCAGCAGCAGACCAGCACCACAACCACGGCCAGCAGCAACAGCGCCGCCAGGCTGATCATGGGATTATGCTTTCTGTTCATCGGTTTCTCCCTTCTGTTCCTGGGCCTCCATGCGGTCGATGGCGCTGTCCAGCTTCTGCCATGTTTTCAGCGGGAACTTGCCCAGCCCGGTGGCCATATCCCGGATATTGTCGTCGGTCAGAGCACCCCGGGTCGCTTTCGCCAGCGGGCCGTAACAGCCCAGGCCGTGCTTTTCCCGGTAGGCTTTCAGCTTGGCGTGGATCGCTTTCTTTTCCCCTGCGCCCACGCCGGTGAAGCCTCCCTCGGCAGATTTTGCCGGGGTTGCCACCGGACACGGCGTGTCCGGTCGAACAGTCGCCGCCGGAGCCTGTTCCGCTTTCTGTTCCTGCATCAGCAGCCTGCCGTACAGGTCCAGGCAGTCGCTCAAAGTGATGCCGGCTTTATTTTCGCAGGCATATGCCATCCCGATCAATTCCCGCAGGATTTCGCTGTCTCTCATGTTGCTGTCTCCTTTGTTTGTTCCGCCTTTCGGCGGCTTTTTGTTTGTCTCTTATGTATGCCCGCTCGGCGGCCACGTACTTGTCAAGGACACGCCGTGTCCGGTGGTAGACCGTCTCCGCCTTTGTGTTGGCGCTCCATACCTCCACCCGGACACCGGGCTGCAGCAGCTGGCGGGCTTTCCGGGCGGAAGATGTCACCAGCAGCGGCCTGCCTTTCGTGCTCACCGCTAAAAAGGTGTTATACTTCGCCATGCCCGGCCTCCAGGATGCGCTGCTGCGCGATGTCAAAATAAACCTTGTTCTGCTCGATCCCGATGAAGCGGCGACCGCCCACCCGCTGGACCGCCACGCCGGTGCTCCCGCTGCCCATGCAGTTGTCCAGCACCGTGTCGCCCTCGTTGGTATAGGTCCGCACCAGGTACTCCAGCAACGGCACCGGCTTCTGCGTCGGATGCAGGCCCCGCTCCGTGTTGAACTGCAGCACATTTTTCGGGTAGTTCTTAAATCTCGGCGTGTACTCCTGCAACAGGGTGTTCATTTGGTACACGGTGTCCTCGCGCGGCTGCTTCTTGATCCTCCGCGGGTTTTTGATCGCCTGCAGGCCCTGCGGGTTGTAGGTGCCGTGCTTTCGGTAAAATACGCAGATGTCCTCGATCTTTCGCATAGGCTGGTACCGGGCGTAGGCAAAGCCCGTCGGCTGGTTTTTCAGCCAATACCAGCAGTAGCGGAAGGCCTTGCGGTTGCTCTGGATCAGCTGCGTGGTGAAGGGCTGGGCGGCAAAGAGTACCGCGGCCCCGTCCGTTTTCAGCAGTCGGTCATACTCGGCCCACAGTTGATCGAAGGGAAGCACGCTGTCCCAGCTGCAGTCCGTTGTCCCGTATGGCAGGTCGCACAGGATCAAGTCCACCGACCCGTCCGGGATCTCTTTCATCAGTTTCAAACAGTCGCCTTGTAACAGTTTCATGGAAAATATCACTCTTTCGTGAATATTTCCCCTTTGTCCGTATGTATGCTTACTTGCTTTCCCAGCCTTCGTACCGCTCGGCCCAGGGCACCATCTTGTCCCCCAGCCGCTGCCGCAGGCCCCGGTCCACCTGCACCGGGACGGCATCATTATCGTCCCGCCTTGTGAGCGCCACCTGGATATACTGGACCATCTCCTCCATAGCCCGCAGGACCTTCTCCACCCGCTCCGGGCCGAATGTGTCCTTGCCCATGATCTCCGGGTCGCCGGTCACGATCACAAAAGCGTCGGCCCACATTTGGCTGACCCATTGGAACATGAGGGCCATTTCCGCTTGCCGCCGGGCTTTCTGCTGGGCGGCATAACTATTTTTATTTCCCATTCGCCGGCAGCCCCTCTCTCCTCCGCCACTTGAAGATGGCGCTGATTGTCACGCCCACGGCCTCGGCGATATCCTTGTCGATCATGCCCTGGTCATAGAGCCGCCGGGCATCCTCTCTGCTCCAGTCCCGCTTGCCGGGGACGTGGGTATGGTTTGCCGGCAGGTTGTTGCGCTTCCGCCACCAGCTGATCGTGTAGGACGTGGTGCCCACTTCCTTGGCGATGGCCGGGTCGCTCATGCCCTGCTGGTACAGCTCCCGGGCTTTCACCGGGTCCCACCTGCACCGCTTGCCCTTTACCATGATGTCCGGCTCCTTTGCCGTGCAGCCCTTGCCGGGAGGGCAGGGCCGGCACTTGTCCGTCACCAGCAGGTAGTCGCAGGTCTTTGTGTCCTTGCAGTAGAAGCGGCAGTCCTCGCAGTATTCGTTCACCAGCTTGTCCATGTGCTGCGGCAGCTTCCGCCCCGCCAGCTTGTATGGCTTAAAGCCGTCTGTCACTTTTCGCATAGTCCTCTTTCCTCCAGGATATCCTTTACCGATTGCAGCGCCCGCCCGTGGATGTAGGTCACATTTCGGTATGTACAATGCAGCTCCAGAGCGATCTGCTCCCAGCTTTCATACAGCAGGTACCGCTTGTTCAGCACCGCCGCCTGGTCTGCGTCCTTCACGGCAGCCAGCACCGCGCCGATCTCCCGCTTTTTGCCGATGTAGGCGTCCACCTTGCTGTTGATCTCGTTCTCCAGGTCCACGATCCGGGCGATGGCGTCCCCGATCTTGTCGTGGTTTCCGCCACCTCCGCCCCCCGGCTCCTGTTTCCAGGTCGCCGTGATTTTTGTCGTCATGGCCCGAAGCTGGGCCACCTGCTCCAGCAGGCTCTCGATGTTCACGTCAATGCGTTTCGCCTGGAGCAGATAGTCTTTCACGTCCTCCATTTGGGACACCTCCTTCTATTTGTAATGCTCCGCCGGACTGCAGCCTGTTGATGGCTTTCTGCAGCGGCAGGGATATCTGCTGCTGGGTCTTTTCCCGCTCCGCCAGGTTTTCATACACCATGCGGAAGTTGGCCCGATCCGTGGCGATGTTCTCCGACATACAGATCTCCCGGAAGCCCACCCGCTCCACCGCCTTGCGTGTCAGCGGGTCCATGCTGGCCAGGGCAGCGCCGGGGTTATACATCCCGTACATACGAATCGCCCGCAGCACCTGCTCCCAGCCGTCGCCCCAGCCCGGGATCTCTCCGTGGGTCACGGAAGCGGCAGCCTCTCGCCATTCTGCGATGGACGGCGACCACTTGTTGGTCTCTGCCCACTTCTGCAGGGCCGCTTTGGCGACAGGGTAGGGGAGATCGCCCAGGGCTTCATACCACAGCGCCATCGCCTCCCGGTTGGGCAGCAGCTTGTCCTCTTTGGGGTAGTAGGTGCGCAGGGCCTGGGCCAGCAGCGCAAACTCTTGTTTGGTCATGGGTTTTCGCTCCAATCTGCGGCCATTTTATAGAACTCGTTCAGCTCATCGGCCTTTGTCGGTTTTTGATACCAGCCTTTTTTTGTTGGCTTTCCTTTCAGCCGGTCCCACATGATGCCCTTCCAGCCGCTTGCCATGCTGTCATCGATCAGCTCACAGACGGCCTGCTCTCCGTAGGTAAAATAATTGTTTTCCATCTTGCGAAGCAGGGCTTTCATGCCGACCTCTTGATAACTTTCCCGGCGGCCTATCTTGTAGGTGATCCACTCCTCCATTTTGGCCTTTAGAAGATCAGAAGCGGCATACTCGGGAAGAAGCCGCAGAAAAAGGGTCCGGGTGTTTTCTTTTACACTCTTATTATCTTTTTCTATATCTATATCTTCTTCTTTATCTATATCTCTTTCTGCCTGGCTAACATTAGTTTTACTGTTAGTTTTACAGGCTGGGCCACTTGTTAGGGCTTTCTGTTTCTCCCGGTATTCCTTCATGTAGTTCCGCATATATTCCTTTTTGGACTCCAGCCGGTCCAGGTTTTGATGCTTCCCCCAATTCGGAATGGTGATAACGCCGTCCACGATCTCGACCATGCCAAACTGCTCAAAGGTCTGGATCGCCAGCGTCACAGTCGCCTCCTTCATGCGGAAAATGGTCGCCAGCATCTTGTCCGTGTAGGCGACGCGCCCCAGCATGAAAACGCCGCTGTTGTTCTGCTTCCCGGCCAGGCAAAGCAGCTTAAACCATACCGTGATAATTGCGTATGCGTCCGGCAGGCTTTCGATCAACAGGATTTTTTCATCGTCGAAAATATCCGTGGTGATCTTGATCCATTTCACCTCTGCCATATAATCATCCCCTCGCTTTCTGCGGCAGCCGCTGCCGGCTCTTGCCGGCTTTCCGCATTGCCTCCAGTAAATAGTCCGCGTCCGCGTCCGTCAGTACATGGTACCAATCGGAGCGGAAGAACTTCTCCAGGGCGTAGATCTTGCCCTGGATGTATACGTCCTCCGGCCGCTTCCGCCGGGCCTTGTCCAGCGCCATATAGTCGTTGAGCGCCTGTATCACAATGGCGTTGGCCAGGTTTTCCCAGGGCTGTCGGTCGTTCATCATAGCTTGATACCCCGCACGCACTTGTCGAAGTAGGCCACGGCCACGGCAAAAGCCTGCCACACGTCGGCGTTGAAGCCGTAAAAGAAGCCCGGCGCCTTTTTGGTGCCCTTGCCCCGGTTTGGCTGCCCCGGGGCGAAGCGATCCACCAGCGCCTGGATGATGTTGCTGTCCTTTGCCTGCATGGTGCCGCACAGGTACAGCTTTTCCTCCCGCCGGTAGATCAGCTCCACATTCCCGCCGTCGCGGATCGCCGCCTCCATAAAGCGCCCGATCCAGACGCAGGTCTCGAACACTTCCGCCCCCACCGGCATCCCGTAGCTGGCCACCATTTCCAGGGCCAGCTTGGTGCCCCGGTGCTGCCAGATGATACCCAGCAGGGCGTCGTTGTCCACCTTGCCCTTTTCCACCACCTGCCGGATCTCGACGCCGTCATGCTCCACCACAACGTAGCCGCTTTGGGTGTTGCCCGGGTCAATGGCGATTATCCGCATGCCGCCGCCCCCTTAAAACGGCAGATCGTCGTCAGAGCCAGCGTCGGTAAAGTCACCGGCAAAGTGATCTGCAGCCTGCGGCTTCTCGCGCTTGCTGTCGGCAAAGTAGACCTCATCGGCCACCACTTCCACGGCCTTGCGCTTCTGGCCGTTGCGGTCCTCATAGGAGCGGGTCTGCAGCTTGCCGCAGACTACCATCTGCTGGCCCTTGTGGAAATACTTGCAGACAAACTCCGCCGTTTTTTCCCATGCCACCAGGTCGATAAAGTCCGCCTGGGGCTGTTCGCCCGCCTTTGCGTAGCGGTTGACTGCCAGGGTAAAGCTGCACACAGCGGTGCCGCTGTTGGTCCGGCGCAGCTCGGGATCGGCCACCATACGGCCCATCAAAATGGCTTTATTCAGCATTGTTTTTTCCTCCGTTTATAAATAGTTTTTTCCAAAGTGATTGATAAAGTCCTCGGTGCTCCAGCGGTAGCGCTCCATCGCCGCCGCCTGGGCTTTCCGTTTCAGCCAGTTGGCCGTGGCGCTGTCCCGGTGCGCCGCTTTCCGGCCGTTTTGGTGGCAGGTGGGGCACAGGTGACACCACATACCCAGCCGCTTGCTCTTTTGCCGCAGGGGCCCGCCGAAAACCTCGTGCCGGTGGTTGTGGCCATAGTAGCCGCAAATGTAGCACCGGCTGTCCTTCTGGAGCAGGCTCTTGGCGTAGCCGTTCCTGTCCAGCTTCTCTCCGAACTCATTTTTCACGGCCCCACTCCACCTCCATCTTCGCCAGCTCCAACGGTGTCAAAGTTTCGATCCCCAATTCCTTGGCCTCATACACCGTGCCCTCGATCAGTTGGGCCATCTCAACAGTATCCAGGGTGTGGGTCTGCTTGTAGAACAGGTAGCAGTTGTACCGCCGCCCGTCCAGCACCTTCTCCTGGTACCATTTGGCGTAGGGGTAGAAGTCCAGCACATTGGCACTCACCGGGAGCATGGCCCCCAGGGTCTTGCCGTCCTCGTCCCGGGCCAGGGTGCCGTATTCCAGCACCAGGGATCGCTTCACCTCGGTGTCACCCAGGTTCTGCTTCGCTGCGATCTTGTTCACCAGCACATGGAAATAGGCATTGGCATCCAGGCTCCGCCGCTGCCGGTACTGCTTGATCTCGGCCACATACCGCTTGCCCTCGGTCACTTCCTCACAGGCGGCCTGCGCCGCTTCCCGGTCCCGGACTTTCAGACAGAGCCAGGCCCCGTCCTGGTCCATCGACCAGCGGATGCCGTCAAAGGGTACCGTCCGCACCGGCGCTCACCGCCTTTTCCGCCTTTTCCGCCGCTGCCGCCTCGCCGCAGCAGTCAAAGCACAGCTCCATGCCCCAGCGGTCCCGGGCGTACTTGGCGATCTCCAGGGCCGGCCATACCTTGCCGCTTGCCTTCAGGCCATCCTTGATCGGCTTGCCGCAATGGGCGCAGCGCTTGAAGCTGTTCACCATCACAGGCTTCTCCTCGGCCTTGTGGGCCTGCTGGGCGGCTTCCTGGCGACTGTACTTGGTGCTGTCCTTGTCCCAGTAGATGTCCGCCGCAAAGCCCAGAGCCTTGCAGGCCACGCTGATGGCGTCGGTGTAGGCCATCTTGTAGGCCTCGTCATTGCTGGCCAGGCTGCCACGCTGGGTGTCCACCAGCATACTGCCGCCGATGCCGAACACCGGGTCGCTCCACTCGCCGTTCTGCTTGTACCGCAGGCTCAAGCTGCACCAGGCGATCACCTCGCCGTTGGCTCCGGGCGTGGTCCAGAACTGCTCGTTCTCGGTCTTCCAACCAATGCCGCAGGGGCCGAACTGATTGGTCAGCTCCTTGATGCGCCACATGGGGTTGATGTCGGTCTTGCCCTTCAGCTTGCCGGCCTGGATCGCCCGCTGTGCTTCCTTGGGGCAGCTCCGCACCGCCTCGTAAATGCTCATGTTGTTCATTTACTCGTCCTCCTCATTAAATGCAGCCAGGAAGCCGCTGACATTCGGCAGAGCGTCCAGGCTCCACTTTGCCACCAGCTTGACCGGGTAATACCGGGTGCCCTGGTAATCCTTTTTCGCCGCTCCATTCAGAAAGAAAAAACGATCCTCCTCCGTCAGCGGCCTTGTGCGGTTGAAGCCCCGGAAACCCTCAAATGTCCCGGCGTCAAGGTCGATGACCCAGGCCCATTCGCAGAAAAGGCTGTCTGCCGCAAACTCGATGCGGTCCTGCAAGGCCAGGCCGTTCTCGCTTTCATTGACCAGTCGCAGAATGTCGGCGCAGGTGTCACGGGATAGCTCTGGATATACCCTCTGCCAGTTCAAAAGCTCGCCGGCGTCGATCTTGTCATTGATAGCAGCGATTTCCTTCTCGGTGATCCATCGGCACTTGCTGACCTTTTCGGCGAAGGCCGCCCGGGCTCCGGGGGCTGCGATAGATCGCGCAAAGTCCAGGACTGTTGCCCCCTGGCCCTCGGGGTAGCCGTCCCATTGGCCGTACTGGGCGATCTTGTATTCGCCGCCGTAATATACGGCAGTCAGATTTCTGGTTCCCATCTCACTTGCCCTCCTTCACGCTCACGGTAAAAGCCGCTTCCGTCTGGTACGGCTCCACGCCCTCCGGGATCTCCCCGGTCTCCTTGATATACGCCTTGACCTCGGCCCACCCGGCCTTGCGGGTCACCTTGACAGCATCCGGCAGGTGGCTCTCGCACCAGGCCAGCAGCGCCGCCTCATCCCGCTTGTAGTCCATGCCGGCGGGCTTCCGCACCAGCTCCCCGGACGGCAGGCTGTACTTCTCGATGCCGGTCTTGGTCACCCGGCGCTCCTGGGTGTCGAAGTATTCCTGCAGCAGGGCGCTCATGTAGGAGATGGTGCCCTCGGCCTCCTTACGGACGGCCTCCAGCTTCTCCTGGTAGAATGCCTCCCACTTGCGCAGGTCTGCGTTGGCCTGGGCGATCTTGCCCATTGCCCACTCGGCCATTTGGTCGTTGTGGATCACAAACCGCTCCCTCTCGGCAGCGGGATCATGCTCAAAATCAAACATCTATCCTCGCTCCTCTCTTGCATCTCCGGCCCATTGTTCGGCCATAGCCCGGGCCACGCCGTTAAAGCTCTTGCTCCTGTTTCTCGCCCGGTCTTTCGTAAACAGGCCCCGGTGCTTGTCCCCGTGCTTTTTGCTGTACGATCCAGACGGGCAGTATGTGGCCACCGGCACGACCGGCTCCACAGGCACCAGGGGCTGCAGGTTTTTCAGCCACAGGCAGGTCGCCTTTGTGTACGGGTGCTCCTCGCCGTAAAAGTCATGGGGCTGGAGCTTTTGGGTGTACTGCGGAAGCTCATAGACCCGGCTCGGGATCGGGTTCTCTACCGCAATACGCGGGCAGTCCGCATTGTAAAAGGCCATAAAAAAGGCTTTTGCCTCCAGGCCCTTTTGATACCGCTCCTCATTCAGCACGCCGCCCTTCCACAGATGCCGCGCCCCGGCGTTTGATAGGAAGGTGCAGGGCGGGTGGGCGATCAGCATATCCCACGGCCCATCGATCTTGTGCAGGGTCCCGTCGCAGGTCACAAAGCTGCAGTTTCCGTTGATCAGCGCCAGGGCGTCCCATCGGATGTGCCACTCGGGATGTCCGCCGCTCTGGTCGAGGATGTCGCAGGAAAAGGCGTTATGCCCCAGTTTCCGCAGCCAGATGGTTTCGGTCTGGCTTTCCTCGCAGGCTACCAAAATATTCATCTATGTATCACTCCCTTAATTCACCAGCCAGAAACTCAACTCGCCTGGCAAAAACTCAACTCACCAGGCGAAAACTCAATTCACAAGGTGAAAACTAAAGCCGAACAGGCCCAGGCTCACCAGGCAGCGCACCGCGCCGGTGCCCAGTTCCACGTGGCCCATGTCCACGGCACCCATCGTGCCCAGCATGAACAGGAAAGACAGGCCGGCCACGGTCCACAGGCCAAAGCGCACGATCCGGCGCAGGATGTTCTCAAATCTCTTTGTCATGGTGTTTATCCTCCATTTCGTAAATAACGCGCACGCCCATTTGGTCGGCGTACAATTCCACCAGCAGGGCCAGCAGCTCGGCTCCGTTTGGCTTTTTCATTTGTTCGCCCTCCTGGTTCTATTTATCGAACTTTTGCGGTAAAAAAATATGCGGGGATCTCGCCCAGCTCGATGTCCAGGCAGTCCGGCTGGATGATGCGGTGGATGTCGTCGGCGGACCATGGCGTCTTATTGTTGAGCCTGTCAGACACGCCAGACGCAGGAATGCCCACCGCCGCGGCGAAGTTTGCGCAGGTGCCGTACTTCTCGATGATGCGGCCGCGCAGTTTGCTAAAATCAAAAGCCATATGTTTGCCTCCTTTCGTAGTTCGATTTTTAGAACTTGCATTGTTATATTACAATAGCTTTTTTCGCCTGTCAATATCTTTTTTCGATTTCGCCGAACTTTTTTCTTGAAAGGTTCTATTTCTGTGCTATAATGGGTTTGATAGGAGGTGCCTATATGGATAAGAAGGGAAACGGAAAAGCTGCAGAACTGCGCACCCGCCTGCGGGAAGCGTTGGACCGGCAGGGCATGAAGGCCATAGAATTGAGCGAAAAGACCGGCATTCCAAAGTCCATGGTCAGCTATTATCTGTCTGGCAAGGCTGTGCCGAAGTCTGACCGGGTGTATTTGATCTCCCAGGTGCTGGACGTTTCCGAAGCATGGCTGCTCGGTTATGATGTGCCAATGAACAGGACTCCAGAACAGAAGAAAAACGACGCCATTGTTGACGTCGTTTCAAGGTTGCGGAAAGATCCGGAGTTTTTCGATGTTGTCTCTATATTGGCAGACCTGCCGGCGGATCAATACGCCAGCATCAAGTCCTTAATTGCCGCACTCGGTCAGAAGTAGCTTGTAGACCAGGTCCAGCAGATCAGCGTCGCTGCAGCTCTCGACCATTCGGATTATTTCTTCTCTGTAGGGGATTGTCTTATTCATGGGGCATTCTCCTTTCACCGGGGCAAAAATCAAACGAATGTTCGTTTTCTGAAAACATTTTACAATGCGAACTATCCGATAAACAACCCAGAATATATTACCAATTTTATTTTACAGCAAAGGAGGTGGTGCAGACTGTCGCAGCCTGTCGATGCAGAAAAACAAAAAAGGAAGTGAGCCTATGACAACATTCGACACAAATAACGCCGTAGAGGCCGCCCAGGATGGCCGGATAGAGCCGGTGGCCGCCTATGTGCGCGTCAGCCACCAGGAGCAAAAAATGCACGGCATATCCCTGGAGGCCCAGGTGCAGAAGCTGGAGGAATACGCCGCCGCCCATAATATGAAGATCGTGGCGTGGTACAAAGACGAAGGTATCTCCGGCCGGAAGCTGATAAAAAAGCGCCCTGCTCTCCAAAGGATGATACAGGACGCACAAAGCGGTAATTTCCGCCGTATTATATTTATTAAGCTCGACCGCTATTTCCGCAGCGTGGCGGAGTTTCACGAATGCCAAAAGCTGCTGGATGAAGTCGGGGTAACCTGGACCGCCACAGAGGAAAAATACGATATGGCAAGCGCCAACGGCCGCGCTTTCGTGAACATGAAGTTGACCATTGCGGAGCTGGAGGCGGACCAGGGCGGGGAGCGCGTTAAGATCGTCAACGAATACAAGATCAAGGCCGGCCTGCCGCTGTTCGGTGACCAGTCCATGCCGTTCTGTTATGCCGTCGGCCAGCCGGAGCCGGGGGAGCGGCACAAATATGTTGTAAAGCGCAACCAGGAGATCATGGAGGACTTGATCGCCCATGTTATGGTCAACCATTCCGTCCGGGCCGCCCTGCGATATATCAACAATAAATACGACGCGGCCTTTGGGTATAATCAAATTATGAACGCCCTGCGCAACCCGATGCTGTACGGCTTCTATAAAGGCAATCCAAACTACTGCCCGCCGTATATCACCAAAGATATGTTTGACAAGCTGCAGGCCATCATCAAGCGCAACCCGCGGTCGTCCGATAACGAATACACTTATATTTTCACCGGGCTGATCCGCTGCCCGGAATGCGGCACGCGCCTGGGCGGCACCATGCACATGAACAAAAAGAACGGTAAAACCTATATATACCGCAGCTACAGATGCACCAATAACCGCCTAAACCACCGCTGCAGTTTTAACAAAAGCGTCATGGAAAAAAGGATGGAGACCCTGCTGCTGGATAACCTGGAGGACATCATCGCCGGCCAAAAGGTCAAAAGCGTGGAACTCCGGGAAAAGCACGACCGGGTCAAAAAGTACAACCTGCCGGAGCTGCAGGCGGAGCTGGAGCGGCTCAACTATTCCTGGCAAAAGGGCCGGATCAAGAGTGCGGAGGAATACGACAAAAAGTACGACGCCGTCATGGAAAAGATCAACGCCGCCCACGCCGAACATGACGAACTCACAGCGGAGCCGGACTATGAAAAAATCCAGGCCGTGCTGACCTCCGACTGGAAAGAGATATACACCAGCCTGGACCTTGAACACAAACGCGCTTTCTGGCGCTCATTCATCGACGAGATCCATGTAAACTGGACAACCAAAAAGAAAGAGATCACCGACGTTATATTTTTTTGACCATTTCGTAGTACTTATTCCTCGTACCGTTCGCTGCAAGAAATAAGTACAACAACACAAAACAGTAATAAAATCAGCATCGACAAGTCCTCCACGGTGTAGTGGTAACATTATACGCCATTCTCCGGCGGAAGGATATGCGCAAAATAACCAAAACAGGCATAAAAAAGAGCCGGGGGCATTACGCCTCCGGCTTTTCCTGTTCTTCCGGCGCGGACAGGGCTTTGCTCATCCGCAGATACTTCCGGCCCAGCAGGGCGCAGGGCGCGCCGATCAGCAGGAAGATCCACCCGCCAAAGGCCACGGTGGGCAGGCCGATTACGGCGCACACGGCAGCGATGATCCACATCAGCACGCCGCACACCTTGTAGGTCCGGGCCGACGGCAGCCGGCTCCCGGTGCTTTTCCCGCTTGTCCGTTTCGCCCTGCCGCTGCTGCTGGAATACGACAGGCCGGTGCCTGGGATGCCGACGGTGGAAGTCCGCCGGCCGGAAGTGCTGGCCGTGAAGCGGGCGCCCTTGCCGCCGATGGACACGCTGGCGCTTTTCTTGCCCAGGTTGACCCGCACGCCTGGGGCCACCTTGAAACTCTTGCGGAAACGAAAACCCATAAAACCGACCTCCGTTTTTTGGTCACATTATACACCCGGCACCGGCTCCGGCGCAATACGCATTTTCTGAAAACATAAAAAAAGAGGGGGAGCGCGATGCTCCCCCTTTTCTTATCTCAGATACTTTTTACTGCAAAAGCCCGTCTGTCCGGTGCTGTCCTTGACCAGCAGCCAGACGGTGGAGCCGTTTTTGGTGTAGTAGCCATAGCAGCGCACCCTTGCGCCGCCGGCCAGCACCTTGACGATCTGCTTGTCAGTTCCGGCCCCGGCACGCATATTCAGCGCCGTGGTGGTGGTATAGCTTCCGGCCTGGTTTTTGTTGTAGGACTGCGCATAAGCGATTTTCAGCCCCTCTGTGGCCTTGCTTGCGTAGTCTGGGCGGGAATACCCCCGGATATACCGCTGGCCCACAGACAGGCTGCGGCGGCCCACGGCGTTGCTTTTGTTGCCCTCGATGACGCGCACGGTGTCGCTGGACACGCTTTCCACGATGCCCACATGATCCGGCCAGCCGGTGCAGTCGCCGCTGCCGCTGTCGTCCCAGTCGTAGAATACCACGTCGCCCACGCCGGGACAGTAGCGGTCATCTTCCACAAAGCGATCCAGCGCGTCGTACAGCTTCACCATTTCGCCGCAGCCGCACTCCGTCGGTGCAATGTCCGTCAGCCCCGCCTTGATGAAGCAGGCGGACACAAAGGTGGCGCACCAGCTGTCCGTGTATTTTACCTCGTACCCCCGGGCCAGCGGCTTGTGGCCGTTGTAGGTGTCGATGATCTCCCGGTGGCTGCCGTCCGCTTCCTTGCGGCCTATCCAGCCCTGGGCGATCTTGACCACCCTATCCCGTAATTCCTGCTCTGTCATGCTGCATCATCCTCTCGGTTTGGTTTACTTTACATCCCCGCCGTCGGCCTGTTCGTGCAGGGCCTCCAGCATGGCCTTGATAAAATGCGGGTACGGCACGCCCATGGCCGCCGTGTTCTCCAGCAGGGACAGGGCCTCGTTGGCGATAAAGAACAGCACCACCGCCTGCCGGGCATAGTCCACGCCCAGGGCCTTGTCCAGCATGGCACCGACCCATACCAGCACCAGCACCATGACCTTGCGCACCAGGCCCTTGAAGCTCTCCCGGCTCGATACCTTGCCGGTGGATGTCTTGGTGGAGGCGTGCCAGATCGCGGCCAGCAGCACCCCCGTGATATAGTCCGCCGCGATCATACAGATCAGCACCGCCAACGAAGCATCCCACCCTCCCAGTTGGTTTGCAATGAAGCTGCCCACAGCGGCCAGCATCATTAAAACGGTATTTTTCATCCCGCGCCCTCCTTTTTTGATTATTTCGACGCCAGCCGCTGCAGAACGGCGGCCAGCTCCTCGCGGGTCAGCGGCTTGTCCGGGCGGAATGTCCCGTCCTCATAGCCGATCAGCAGGCCCTGCTCTGCGGCCCACTTGATTGCGTCCGCACTCCAGCGGTTTGCGTCCACGTCGGTAAACTTCTTTTCTTCCATGAATACGATCCCCCATATTTCCTTTAATTCGTCGAAGTGTGCCCAGCGTGTGCCGTCGCCTCTGGCCCCGCCGGTGCCGTAGCTGTCCTGCAGGTGCAGCCATTTCCCGGTGTACTTTTTGGCGTAGTTGAGCCACCGCCTCCGGCTGTCGTCCCAGCCGTGGCAGACCAGGGCGTGCTTGCCGGAACCCCAGAAGGCACCGTAGGTTTCCTCGATGTCCACCACCACCATGACCGGCAGGCCGTACTTCTGGATGAACATTTTCATTTCGTCCTCGGTATTCAGCCGGATGCCCATAGCCGCCTTGACGGCCTTGTTTTTAATGGCCTCGGACACCTTGGCCCTTTCCTGGGCACAGGCGGGATTATCCAGCAGGCACTCCCAGTCCGCTGCGTAGACGTCGCCGTGGTCTTTCAAAATCAGCACGGCCTCCCGGGGGTACATACCCTGGGAATATTCCGCATTGCTTGCCATGCCGTAGATAAAGCCCACGGATCTGTCCTTGTGCTCCCGGCCCAGTTGGTGATCCCGGCATTCCACGATGCAAGCCAGAGCCTGCGCCACGCAGTTGCTCCGCTGCCCCTGGTTTGCCACCGGGGACGTCCAGACCTCGAACTGTTCCGGCAGCGGATCGCCGGACACCTCCATGCCTCGGGCGATGGTATAGTCCCGGGGATCGGCGGGGGATAGGATCGCCCCGCCGGGTTTGATGTTGTTGGTCATGGGTGGTCCTCCTTAATCGTCCCACCCGTAAAACAGGAAAGTCAGCTGGTACCAATGCGAAGTATTGGGCTGATACACATAATACGACATAGCGCCATTTGTGCCGGGCGTAATGCTGCGGATGCTGGTGGACGGAGCAGTATAGTTTTCTGTCCAGAATGGCGTAATGATCGCGGTCAGATGGTCGCACGGGATAGTCGTCTGGATCGTCTGCGTTCTCTCGTTTTGGTATGTGTATTTCGTCTGGTAAAACCCGATATACAGCTTTCCAATTTTCGTGTAATAGCCCACCGTGGCCGTGTCGCTGGACAGGCCGGAGGTCACCTTAAAGGTGCCGACCTTTTGCGTGGAAATGTCCACAGCGCCCACCATGGCGGCGGTGTAGTCGCCGGCCTGGGGCACGACCGCGCCGGTGCGACCGTTGAAGCCGGTCACCTGGATGGTGTCCCGGGCAGCTTCATAGTCCTTTTTGGCGGTTTCCGCCTGCAGGGTGGCGGCGTTCAGCTTTTCCGTGGCGGCGGCGGTCGTTTCCCGCATAGCAGCCTCGGCAGCTGCAGCGGTTGCATTCATCGCCACCAGGGCATTTTCCACCTTGTTCTCCAGGGCGTTGAAGCTGTAGACCTCCTGGTCGTCCTCCAGGGTGTAGTCCGCAGGCATAGCCCGGGCCACCACCGGGATCTCCACTTTGTAAAGGGTCTCAAAGGTGGAGCCGGAATAGATGCAGACATAGGCCTTGACCTTGTACGGTTTCTGCAGCAGGCTGTTGGGGATGTCGGCCGTGATCACGCCGGCCGCGTCCATGCTGGCCTGCCGCACGATGGCCTTGTCCATGGCGGCGTTGGTGAAGTGGATCTCCGGCACAGCGGGCAGGGACAGGCCCCGGATTTTCAGCACCTGGTCCTTGTCCCACTGGTACAGGCTCTCCACCGTGTAGGTGTTTTTGGTTACTGTCACAATAGACATTTTTCAGTCCTCCTTAAATCATGTGCCGACGGCCAAATAGTGATATGTGAAGGCGTCATAATTCAGCTGGGAAACAGCGTTGTATGTGTTGTACCACGACACAGTTTTGCCCGAAAATGTGCAGAAGTTACTTAAACCCCACGCCCTATGGTTGCTTGTGATGGAGTTGGAGTTGTAGTCGTTACCATACAAGCCTGCGGCGTACCAGCCCGTATTTTTAATAGCCCACATAATGGTGTGCGATGTGGTGTTGCCGGATCGCTTTTGACCCATGACCACCAAAAATTGCGGATCAAAGTCAAAGGTCAAAGTTTTGGGGTTAGAGCTTCCAAAGGTGCCCGTGCCGACATAAGAGCCGGTGGCAATTTTCAGCCCACCCGCTGCCGCGATTGCGGCCAGCATTTCCGCCGTGGTCGGTGCTCCGATCATGGCCGGGGTGATAGGGTCGTCGCCGTCTGCCGCGTGGGTGTGGGCGTGGCCGGTCATTTCCGGGCCAGCGACAAAGGCGGTCGTGGTGGCACTTGCGTAAAATGCACCGTTCACCAGGTCATACAAGCCAGCCACGCCGTCCGCATTCATGGCGGGCACATAATCCCGAACCATGGTGCCGTTGTCGTAGATCTGGCAGGAGTACATCTTAAACCTACCGGGAGCGCCCGACACGACGCTTCCCGCAGTATTCAGACTAAACAGGTACATCGGGAAGCTCGACTCGCCACTCGTTACTGCCGTACACGTCGCAGTCTTTCCGTACAGGCTTGCGGTGTTCCCGTTCATATCAATGGTCGTACGTGTGGTTACATCCGATATAGTGGCCGATGCGTTTGTGCCGAAGTAGTCCGCACGCACCGTTGTTGCGGAGTTTCTAAACAGCGCAAACTGATGCGACGCCGTAGCTATGTTTGCATTTTTGGCACCAAAGAAAAAGCCCGTAGATGTAAAGCCGGATACATCCATGACAATGCGGGTGTTGTACTTATGGTAGAAGCCGGTATTGATGTGCTGCGCCCCGGTGCTTTCGATATAGACCAGCTCGGTGTACCCGTCCGGCAGGCGGCTCTCACTCTCCCCGCCGCCTTGGGCCACCAGGTCGTCCACATATTTCTTTGTGGCCGCCTGCATATCCTCGGTAGGATCCGCGGCCAGCACCAGCGGCCCGGTCATGGTGTCGCCGGCCTTGCTGACTTTCTCATTTGCCAGGGCAGCCGCCGCAGCGGGCAGGGCGTCGCTGTTGCTGCCCACTTCCACGCCCGTGGCGGCGATGGTCTGCAGCGTGGACTGCACGTTGTTGTTGATGCGTTCGATCTCGCTCTGAACACTCAAAGCGGGTCACCTCCTTAAATGGCTGCCAGGGCCAGCTCGATGTCGTCCGTCAGACTGACGGTGCCGCCGGAAGTATACCCGGCAGGGATGGCAAAGGACAGCACGGTGAGGCCGTCGATCTCGCCGGACGTGTCGCCGTTGTTGGCCATTTCGCCGTCCACCACAGCGCCGGAGCTGTCCACAAAGGCGGAGCCGGCCAGCACCTTGTCCGCGGTGGCCGTTACCTTTGTAACGTCCTGATAGGCCGCAGGGATGGCCGCCACGGTCACCTTGGACAGCACCTTGCCGGCGGTCGGGGTGATGTTCTGCGCCGACTTGGTGGGCGTGGCGGTCTTGGTCTCCACCACCAGCTGCACCTTGCCGCTGCCGTTATGATAGCCGGCGGGCACGGTGTAGGCCGTGGTGGAAGTGTCCAGGGTCTTGCTCACGGCCCCGTTGTTCGCCATC